GTACATTCTTTTTCTCCAATCTTTTTCTTCTTATCTCCCTTACCTTCATATATATCATAATAGATATTCTTGTATTCTATATTAGGATCGGCGACCCTATATTTTTCATCTATCAAATAACAATCGTGAGATAAATTATTTGAAATCATAGATGAAGGATATAGAGACCCGTAATCAAATACTACAATAGGGTCGTTTAAATATATTGCTTCTTTAGGGTCTAAGACAACCGCACCCTCATATCCATCTTCAATATCAATTACATCATTATCATACGATTTAATAGTAGGGATAAGTGTATTTTTTTCCATACATTGTTTAGCGATTAAAGAGAATATTTTAATGCCTTGACCTCTGCGAAATAGGAAATTAAGCGGAACTAAACAAACATTACCCATACCAATATTATTCTCTATAATCTTTAATTTATGAATAAGACGATTAACAAGACAGCAATCTTGAATACAATATTTAGCAATCTCGCATCTATCTTTAGAATTACCTTTGAACTTATTGAATATTTCTTGCGGCTTTAAATCATTCTTATTATCGCCTAAAAATATTGATGCCACATTATCTAATTTATAACTATCCAATTTTTGTTCTCTTTGCATTACTTTTAATAAATCGATTAATACCACTCCATCCATATCAATATATCTAAGAATATTATCTCCCATAGCAGATGATGATAATTTTTGTTCAACAAGTGACGTTTTACGGGTTATTAATCTACCCCATCCTATACTATATTCTTCTAATATTCCGAGCTCTTTTGCTCTATCCCAAATATATGGCATATCAAAACCAAATATATTATATCCAGTAACAATATCCGAGTTCAATTCATTCATTAATTCCTTCCATTTTATTAATAATTCTTTTTCTGTAGAACATGATAAAACATCACAATCTTCAATTATATCGCATGTATCTAATGTTATAATACTTTTATATATTATTTTTTCAGATCCATAAATATGGACCGTAGTGCCAATTTGAATAATTTTATCACCCTCCAATGGAACTAATAAACTATCTAAAATTTTTGCTAATTTTGTTTCTTCTTCATTCAATTGAGCAATTGTCATATTTACTTCATTTTCTTCTTCTATTTCTTCTACATCTTCTTCACTATGAGAAGTTGATTTTACAGATGCTGATATTTTATCTAGTATAGATATTATATCATTCATATTTTTTTCTAAAAGCACTGGAATACTATCAATATACTGATTGCTTATTTTTCTCTTAGTATATACACGATTAATTTTTAAATCAATTGCTTGATCTATAATGATATCTTTTTTATAAATATTCTTTAACCAATAAATTATAAAATCACTCGTATATTCATATCCTGCTTTTGCCACTAATGCCAAATCTTGTGCGACCTTACTATAATTCTTAATGGCTACAGGAAAATCGCCGTGACTACTGGTACATTCTATATCAAAAGAGGTTATTAGAATAGGTGCTATTTTATTGATATCTAATGGAATAACGTTTTTACCATCGACACTTATATTATAATTACATCTTCCTGTATCTTCAGCAATATCATATTTTTCAATTCTTACCCATCCACACGGTTTGATATTTTGAATATGGATATATTTAAGAAATGGATCAATATTGCTTTCATATGCTTTATAACCTTCCTTCTCACGAGATTTAAAATAGTATTTGAGATTATTATATAATTTTAAAGATTTTACGGAAACCTTGATAAAGCGAAATAATTTATTGTTAGTAAAACCCCAAAAGTCTTTTTTTTCTACTATAGAAATATTAGAGAAATGAGATAACATATTATTAGGAATAATTTTTTTCTCATATTTATTTCCTTTGAATTGTGCCGTATATTTATCATTTAATATAGTATTTTTGAGTTTTACTACATTTGCCTCAAAAACATTACTATTATAATTTTCCCAATACTCTGGTGGTTTTATATAAAAGAATGGTTTAAAACATTTAACCGTAGTTGATATTGTAGCGCCATTATTGCAGACACCATATAAAATAATTGAATAAATTTCTTCAAAATCCTTATCTTTATTTCTATCATTTTCGGGAATATAGATATCTGTAATTTGAAATTCTATTGGTTTATTATCTAATGGTTCGTAATCTTTTCTTGGTTTATCCATAATAAATAGATAATGACAATTATTTAAATATAATTAATTAAAATCAATTTTTAATTTATTATAAGTAATAGAAGAATGGATATAACTATAGAAGGTTTAATTATTATAATAGTATCTTTAATATGTATTTATTATATTTATAATTATTATCTTAATTTTGGATTAATAAAAGTAAAAAGTAAAATAGATAACAACGAATATATAGTTCAAATTAAAGACGATTCGTTAGAAGCCGCAAATTTAATTGCTAAAATACGAGAGAAATTAATAGTTTTAATGGAACATCTCGAGAAATCATTTGGTATGAATGATAATCGCGTTAAATTATTAAAAAAAAACTTTAGACCAGATAGATTAAAAGAAGGTGTTGATAGTCCGGGTTATACTAGTTATTCTATAAATAAAGGTGAACAAATTATATTATGTCTTCGTAATAATGATAAATTAGTCGATATTAATACTATGGTTTTTGTAGTACTACATGAATTTGCACATTTATCAACGGAAACTATAGGACATACAGAAGAATTTTGGGATAATTTTAGATGGATATTAGAAGAATCAATCAATATAGGTATTTATATTAAACAAGATTTCAAAGTTAAAAACGAAGAATATTGTGGTATGACTATTACTTCTTCTCCATTAGAATAAATATTATATAAGATAAAATATATTATATAAGATAAATATATATTATCTATATTATAAATACAATGAATGAATTGGTGATATATAATAAAGACTGTAATCAATTTGAATTATTTCTATATATAATATTTATATGTATGATGATTAGTAAAAAATATACAAATACTATCAAATTTGATGTATTGCGAAGAAAAATAAATCAATATACAAATTGGAATATCTATTTAATATTATTAAATTACTTATTGATTAATTACGCTGATATTAATAATCTTTTAATATCTAAGTTTATTGCCAATAATTCTTTAAATATATTTATAATATTTCATAGTTTTTTGCTCTATGATAGCCGAATATTATTTCAAACTATAGATAATACACCATTTGTTCTTAATAAAATAATCAAAAATATTTCTGATAAACGATTATTACAAACTGAATATATGATATGTAATGTTGTTTTTCATATATTGCCTGTATATTTTTATAGAGATACGCTATTACAATATAAATCTTACGATGATACTAAAAATATGTATTTATATACAATAATTTTTAAGTTTATGTGGACTCTTAATATTTTTGGGAATTATAATTTTATGTCTATTTATATACCATCATTTGATTTTTCTAATATTAAATTAGTTAATGGAATAATTGTATGGGATTATATCTTAGATAATCTTCTTATGAATTTATCTGTATAATTTTGATTACGTAATATATAAAGATATTATTATTATTAATTATATAATATGATACCTAAAATAATACATCAAACATGGAATGATGACCCTGTTCCGCCTATAATTAATTACATACGTAATGAAAATGCAAAACTATTGAAATCATTAGGATATGAAATAATTTTATGGACTGACAAGATGATATTGAAATTAATAAATGAGGAATATCCTGATTTTTATAAAATATATAATTCGGCACGTACAGGTGTACAACGAGGAGATATAGCGAGAATTTTACTTATATATCATCACGGTGGTATATATATAGATTTGGATATATTGGTTTTACGTGATTTTGCTGAATTGCTAGATATGAAACGTAATACTTTTTACATTAGTTATGAACCTGTTGAACAAACTAAGTTAATATATAATAGCGATAGATATATATGCAATGCTTTCTTTGCTGCTAATAAAAATAATATATTTTTACATAAATTGTTACGTAATATTCCTGAATATATAAATAGACATGGGTATGATTTATTTGGCAAATTTGATATATTTGGAGGATTTTATATATTGACGAATATAAATGATTATGATAAAAAGATGAAAGAAAATGATATTTTCATAATAGAAGACAGAGAATTGATATATCCTATAAATGATTTAAAATTAGAAAATATTCCTACAGCAGTTAAAGATTGGACTTCTGTTAGAACTGGAAAATATACATCAAATCCTATTATGGTTCATTATTGGATACATGGAGATTTTGAATCTAAGAATCTTCTTAATATATTTAAGCCCGATGTTAATTATAATATACATTATAATATGTATATATTTTTCAAGATATTGTATCCTAATATAGAAAAAATTGATAATCTCTCTTAATAGTAAGTGGTTTATGTTATTAATAATCTTGCTATTATTGTTACAAATTAGTTGTGTTAAAACTTTTGCTAAAATGCAGTATACAAATATTATTAAAGATACTATATTAAATGATCCTAAAATGCCAATGATTTATACTAATAAATATTTGAAGAAAAGTTTAACTAATACAGTAGCAAATTGTAATTATAATAAACAGTTTGTTTCAGCCGAACACATATATCCACAATGTTTATTAAATATTAAACAGTCTAATGATATGCATAATATTATCAAGACTATTAATACACTTAATGCCAATAGATCTAATTATAAATTTCACGAAGATTATGATATTAAAAATAAACACTGGGTAGAACTAGAATGTAATAATTACGTTAATCACAAAGAAAAAATATTTGTACCAAATAATGATTCGCGAGGTTTTATATCTAGGGCTATCCTGTATATGTATAAGGAATATAATTGCAATCCAAATAAAATAATAGATATAGAAATATTAAAGAAATGGTATTATAATTTTACACCAACAATAGAAGAACGATATCACAATGATATTATAAAAAGACTACAGAATAAGAATAATATATTTATATCAAATTATAATAAAAAAAATAAAGGTATAAAAAAAATAATAGATTCCTTGCCATTATGATAATATATATTATAATTGTTTATAGTTAAATATTGCGATATATTTATTTTTTGATTATAATAAAAAATGATATTGACATAAAATATCTCATTTTTATAATGAATCTTTTAAATGAAGAGCAAAATAATGCTTTAAAATGTGTTATGGATGGTCATAGTATATTATTGACAGGTTCGGCGGGAACAGGAAAATCATATACGATTAAATATATTATAGAGTATTTGAATAATGCGAATAAGAAATATGCTATTACGGCTTCTACAGGAACGGCTGCTGTTATTATTGGAGGACAAACATTACATTCATTTTTAGGACTTGGATTAGGAACTGGTAGTGTAAAAGAAATATTGAATAATATATTGAAGAATAAGAAAAAATATGAGAGTATATTAAATTTGGATGTATTAATTATTGATGAGATTTCGATGATTGATAAAGAATTGTTTGAAAAGATATCTATTATATTAAGTATTATAAAGTCCAATGATAAATTTTTTGGTAATATTCAGTTAATTCTAGTAGGAGACTTTTGTCAACTTGCACCTGTAAAGGGTAAATATTGCTTCTTGGCTGATATATGGAATAAGATGAATATTAAAATAGTATTATTGGAAAAATTAATAAGACATAATGAAGATTTACTATTTCAGCAAATGTTAAAAATTCTTAGAAAAGGTAAATGTACGGATAATATTATTAAGGTCTTAAATAAATTGAAAGATACTAAGTTTGAGAATGGTATTATTCCAACAAAATTATATCCAATAAATGTCAATGTTGATAAAATAAATAATATTGAAATAGAAAAATTGAAAGCAGAGGGAAATATCTCTAAAACTTATAGAGCCGTAACGAGTTGTGATAAAGAGAAAGAAGGTGAAAAATTCACAATAGAATTAACATTAAATGCACAGATTATTGTAATTAGAAATATAAATGTTGAAGATTCTCTTGTTAATGGGACACGAGGTATTATTAAACATCTTGGAGAAGATTTTGTTATTATTAATGATGTTAAGGGAAATATTCATAAAATCAAATATTTTACTGATACATTTAATAATGTTATATCTTCTAAAAGTTCTTATATAATACATATGCCTATTAGAATATGCTACGCCCTTTCAATACATAAATCTCAAGGTATGACGATAGACGCATTAGAATTAGATTTGGGTTCTAATATATTTACTTGCGGTCAATCATATACCGCATTGTCGCGTGCTAAAAAATTGAGTTCTATTAAAATTATTGATATTGATAAAGATTCTTTTAGAACTAATATAGATGTTAAAAAATTTTATAAAAATTGTAATAAATAATCTTAATAATTATTAGATATAAATAAAAATGAAAGAAGCATTTGTTTCACAAAGTGAAAA